CATGTTCCAGTAATACTAATATTTGTCCCAGCTATCAATGCTGGAGTAGTTGTCCCAGTTCCACCACTATTAATTGCTACTGGTATAGATAATGCAACAGTACCAGTAGTAGTAATTGGATTAGGCGTAAGTGTAATCCCCGTTCCTGCTGTTAAACTACTAACAGAACCACCACCACTTCCTTGACAAGTACTATTATTACATCCGTATGCCGTAAATGTAAGAGTCCCGCCACCGCTTCCAATAACATACGAAACTCTTACATATGATGGAGTACTAGTAGAAGATGCGGTATGTGTTCCATTACTAGTACAAATCTGTGCAGTAATTAATTGTCCTGCAACAGTTATACCATCATTACTATAATCAACTTGAACAGTACACGCTGCAAGTGTTCCAGATTTAGACCATGTGATAGAAGAATAAGATGCTGTTAATCCTATTGTTCGAACAAATGCAGTATGCCCTGTAAGTTTAACACCACCAACAGGACTGAGTATTCTATATTGATAGAAGTTACTTTGTGCTGTTAACAACACACAACACAAGAACATGAAACTGATTATCTTTTTCATATAACTCCTACCGAATATAAATAGCAAGACGACCATTCGTTATCCCACCTTGAGGAATAACAATACCTCTAGCCCATTCGACATTATTAGTTTTCACTGTCTCAAGATCACTGGCTGCGGTTAAGTATGCAAAGAATTTACCATTTGCTTGAAATACTTCTGCAAAATCATTAATAGAATTATACTCTGAAAACTCGATATTTCTTACATGCAGATTACTTTCCCAAACCGTCAATGGTCCTACTACTACATCGGCGGCATCTATAATAATAGGATTAGTTGTGATATCCATTATTCAATCTCCTTAAAGTGCTCCAGCTTGCCAACGAGATGCAATTACAAAGTGATTATCTACACCACCATCAATTTCACAATATACAGCAGGTTGTCCTGAATTATAAGCTGCATCTATAGCGGTAAGTACTTCAGTATCATTTACTTTTACAACTAAATTTGTACCACGAATTTCTAAACTAAGAACTGCACCTAGGTCGATAGAAGGAAAATTCCCATCAATCAATTTAGTACCGTCAACTCGCCATAAGGCTACATAACCTTTATAAGCACCTATAAAATATCCATTATTAGGTAAACTTACACGTACTCCAGCACCAATGGCTAATTGATTATTATTCCATATTACAGGTAAAATATCAGAAATTGTAATTTTTGCTACCTGATCAGGAGGAAGATTAGAACCAGTCCAAAATTCTAATTCTTCCGCAAAACCTGATAAATTATAACTATCCACCGCTAAACCTGAATCACGTACAAAATCAAATGATGGTGATATTTCTAATTTTGTCCATTCAGCACCAAGAGCAGCATTTCCTAAAAAATTATAATCTGAGAGGAATGTTGTATCAAGCCATACACCATCCTCCCAAAGATATGATTTATTACTACCATCATTTAAATAAACTAATTGTCCATTAGTACCTATTAACGGTAAAACATCTAAGCTCTGAATATTTCCTCCACTACTTCCTGATGATAAATCTTGCCAATCAGTATTAGAAGGAGGAATTGTATTAGACATCTTTATAAATATTTTTCCAGCTGTAGAATTATATTGACTTCCTACTGTACACGCATTATCTATCTCTCCTATAATTCCAGCACTAGTTGACTGTCCACCAATAAAAAATCCTACTCCAGGTGGAATATTATTATTCACAAGAGAATTAACAAAAGACATTACAGGAGTTGACATTATAATTCTCTAATCTGCTGCCGTTGTTGTAACACGTTGCCAGTCCGTTACAGCAGGTGTAGCAGTATTAGCTACTTTTACATATACTTTCCCTGCTGTTGAATTATATTGACTACCAATAGCACATGAGTTATCAATTTCAGCAATAATACCTGCTCTAGTAGTCTGACCTCCAATAAAGAATCCCACACCCGGAGGTGCATTATTATTGACTAATGGATTCACAAAAGCCTGTACTGGAATAACATTCGTTGCCATTATAATATCTCCTTAAATTATTACCAAATTAACTCTTCATCCATCCCCGTATCAATTTGACTTGAATCTGTTAATTTAGGATCAGGTTCAAGTTCCATTGTAGGAACATCAAAAACTGCCTGTATCATTGCTTCACGTTGTCCAATAAGCGGGACACCATCATTTCCATAATCTACGCAGTCAGGACAGAGTAATAATCCTCTTTGCCATGACATTTCACTAATATGTGTTTTATGTACACACCTAGCACAAAAATGCCATGGTCCTACAAGTTTACTACGTTTACCTTTGTACGCCATATAGTCACCTATACATCCTACAAAAATAGCTCCTTTAGCGGAGTATGATAAATATAAAACAGGGTAAGTAAAGGAGCCACGAAACCTTACCCTGTCCCCTCCCTGCCCGTTAACAAGAAGGGAACTTTTATAAAAATCAAATTAATGAGTCGGATTCTGCCAGTTAATATTCATACTAACAGGACCAGTAGTTACAACACCAACAACAGTAAGAGTACCTTGAGCACTTAATCCTGTCACACGATCACTAACAGCAACTCCCGTCGAACCTGCCAATAATGGAGTAAAATCAGCAGATCCATCAGCATTCTGTACGAAACTAGCAATAGTATTATCTTGAATTGCCCATGCAATATTAGCAAGATCAAAACTAAAATTTGATCCATCTGCATTCAACTCTACTGGAACACCTTCATTTGTACCAAAAGGTGCTGTAAGATTCAGTTGTACATCATTAGAAGCCATAACTTTTAATTCTCCCATTTCGTAATGATTGTGGTGGTGATGGTGATTTTGATGATGCCATTCAATAAACATCCTATTTGGTTTATTAAGTAAATCATGAATTCGACACTCAATCCAAAGAATTTCTTTAAGGGTACCTAAAATTTCATCTAATCTATTATGAGTGCCTTTATCTTCAACATGCATCATATTAGGCTCCTTTAGCCCACTAAGTACCTGGTTTACTAAATCCTTTAATCTTTGAAATTGTAGCATCCTTTGGAGGTTCATTTTTAAATGGACTCCAACCGCTAGTTGTTGCTGGTGTTATAGGACTAGAAGTAACTTTAGGAGACATACCACTAAAATATGCCTGTACTCCATGTGCCAACAAGTGATTATCTAGTTGACTCTTTGTCGCTGTTTCCGTACTAGTTCTACATTGAAAACCACAAAGACATTCTGCAAAGTAACGGTATGCAGGAAATGATTTTGGTTGTAGTTCGTACTTTTTATATCCATGTACCATAAATTAACCTCCTAATATAAATTATGGACCGTTGCTGCCCCAAACTCCTAGCCAATTATCAGGAACAGCCGTAAATCTAGCTACTACTGATTCTTTAAGTGCTTTAGTGTCAAAATCATCATCGAAATCTGTTTTCGGCTTCTGTCTCCATACAAACTTAAGATGATGATATTTCTTCTCACATAGTGCAAACCAAGCACCAATAGCAGTTAGATAATTTGAAATCATATAACCTAGATCTTCACCAAGGAGACTATTGATTTCGTTAGTGGAGGTACCCGGCTTTCCTGGAGAACCAAGTAGTTCACGGGCCAAGAAACGATTAGTAAAATGAATAAGGATTGATTTTGGAAAATATGTAACAGGCAATCCTTGTCCATCAACCATTCCTTGAAACTGATTCGTCATTAACTGAATACCAGCAAAAGACAAATCAATATCCGTAGCAGGACGATTAGGGTAAGTACCCGGAGCACTAATAATTGTACCAATCCCCGGTGAATAAGACGTAGCTACAGAGCCACCAAGAAGAGGATGTTGGTTATTAAATAAAGAAACACCATCAATACTCTTAACAGTACTAAATCCAAGATTGATAATATTCCAAGCCACCATCTCTTCCGTAAAACGTTGTGATCGTGCCAATGCCTTAGGAACCTGTTGAATTACTCCATATTGATCATCATCATGCAACTCAAACGATGAACGTGCAGCAAGTCCATAAGTCAATGGAATACTACGAATTATACCACCCTGAATAAGCCGAGTATAATATAGTGGCGTATTTTCAGGTTTAAGAGGCATTGGTCCTGTACCAGCGAACTCAAGCTCATCTTTATACATTGATGTAATGGTTTCGATGTTAAATACAGCAGGGTACTGTAATTCACGCTGCATCATCTCATTCCACTGTAGGAAGATTTTACGCTGGCCTGGCGCCATTAACTGTGCATATTGGCCTCTAACCATACTCATTTTAGAACTCCTATGTTAAGTATAAGTGCTATAACTAGATAACAATCTGCATAGCAGCCTTCGTGAACTGGAACAAAATCCGTGCATTTGGAATAGAACCATCAATAGGATGAAGTCCTGTCATAACAACAACAGTATTTGTTCCTACTGTTACCTTTGCAAAATCAACATACCAATAACCATTGGCATCCACAGTCAAACCAAACTGACTTCCAATATCTGCAATAGTTGGTGTAGTCGCTGCACCTGTATTATTATCCGTTTGTGCAGTAAAGATTGTATCTAGATTAGCCTCAGCTACATCAATATATCCAAGACTCGCCGGAGCACCTTCTGGAATATTAACTGCATCAGGTTGATTGGGTACTTTACCAAATGTAGTTCCAGTACCGGGAAACCCAACAATACCAAATGGTCCCGGAGCACCTTGACCGGGAGTAGCTAAATTATGAGCATCTTCTTCTGCTACACCGTAGATGCCTGCTGCAACAGTTGTACCATCCCAGGCACCTACAAATCCAGCAGTTAGTTGTACTGGTGTACCCTCAAGAAAAGTCTGCGCAGCATCTTCTTGTGGTGTATTAGTAAATTCAGTAGTGTTACTCTTAGTCTCCACTACTTCAATGGGAATATGAATTGCAAGTAATGATGCCATTTTTATATCTCCTAATAAACTATATTTCCTTACGTATGACTAAATGTAACTGGTTCTTTTCCACTAGCTTGACGTGTTTTATTATAACCACCCCTAGCCACTGGATCTTGACCAATTAGATCAACAAAAGTCTGTTGTGCCGCTGCTAAACTACCATCTCGGATCATATCTAATTTCTGTGCTGAGGATTCCATATTACGCTTATATAGGGACATAAGTTGTAACAATGGAATCTTCATAAGAACAACATCATACTGTCGAATCTGTGTCCCTTGAATCATTGTATCCGCTAAAGGCGTCTTAACCTGATCAACATCTTCTGGTATTGCCAATACAAAACCAAGAGATAGAAATCTTTGCATATTACTTTGTAGTGCATTAACACAATTGACCCAACGAAAACGAATCATCGGATCAATAGGCATAGGATCATATTGTCCCGGAATACTAAAATCAGCAGCCTTTATAAAAGGTAAATCAAAGATCATAGATTCATCAATCCTTGACATATCTTCTGGTGTGGCTGTTCTAGTTTTCAATCTTGTTACAAGATCTTCACGTTCTTTATGTGATAATGGTCCAGAACCTTTATAGG